TTTTAACACCACCTACACCACCACCCGAACCTGACAAACCGCCTTTTGTTCCGGTTGCTGAACTACCTAAACCAGCAGGTTGAATAAATGGTGAAGTTCCCCCTTTTGACAAATCAGTATCTTTTTTCTTACTCTTATCCGCTTCAGCTTTTTTCTTGTCATTGGTTGCAACTTCTGAAACTCCCTGTTGATAAGCTGAGCCGATCTTCTTACCGGCATTCTTTGCGTTTTCAATTGCTTTCTGACCCGCTGAAATACCGGTTAAATCCATACCGGCTTGTTTTGCTGTCTCCCAGGCTCCTTTAAAATCTTTCTTAAACATTTGAACAATGGCCTTCATTAGACCACCCAGTCCGGATAAAACGCCTTGTATCCTGTCTATAACATACTCTTTTATAATGTTACCAAATCCTTTAAGAGCTTCCCATGTAGCATAAATACCACCCCGAAATGCTCCAAATTTATCAAAGGCATACATAATTGTTCCAACTAATAAAGCAACACCGGCAATTATTAAACCGATAGGATTTGCATCCAATGCAATATTCCAAAGCCATTGACCGGCAGTAATAATTCCATACCCAATACCTACAAATCCAAATTTATCAATCAGGAAAACAAGCATATCACCCAGGGCTTTGATAGGATAACCCAAGTATTCAAGTACAGAACCAATTGTTCTCATGGTGTCAGCTACACCATCACCGGTTGCTTTTGTACCGGTCAGGAAATTGATAACACCACCCACTTCACCCAAAAAAGCAGAAATATAACTCCATGCTGTTGAAAAAACCAGTGAAATAGTATCCCAAATGGGAGCAATAGAATTCATGACAGGTTGAATATTATCTCCTATTTTTTTAAAAATATTCAACATAGTAGATGAAATAGTTTCCAATGCAGGAGCCATCATTGTTTGCACTCCTATTACTGCATTTCCCATTTGCACTTGAATTGCACCAATATTTTTATTATACCGTGCCATTGGTGTAGCATCAAATGCAGCTTTTGCCGAACCGCCAAACTCTTTATTTAACTCAGTTATGATCATGGTCTGAGCGGCTGCCATATTTCCACCTTTCACAAGGTTCTTGATCATCTCTTTTTGTTCGGTATTGAAATTCACACCGGCACGCCGTAAAGCTGTAATTCCAAGAATAGGGTCTTGTAATGCCTTACCAACTTGTAAAGATGTCGAACCTAAATCAGTTTTCATTCTTGTACTCATATCGGTTATAGCCTGTGAAGCTGCACCGAATGTCTTATGTGATACATTAGGAAAAGTCAACAAAATTGACTCCATTGATACAAGATCAGCTTTACTATTTAATGCATCATGACCTATCTTTTTTGCAATTTCATCAATCGACTGCATAGTCATACCTGCTGCATTACCAGTGCTTTTTAAACCTGCCTCTACTTGCGCTTCAGCAAGATGGAGTGTATGAGCTTTTTCAATACCTTTGTCCATCATTGAAACAAACTGAAACATCCCGAATCCAATACCAAGTGCACCTAATATCTTACCCGGCATGTTGGCAATACCACTCATTTTACCTTGTAATCCATTCAATTCAGTCCCTACTTTTTCAACACCTTTGGCCGCTGTTGTTGAATTTGTCATCACAGTTTTCATCGGTGATGAAATGTGATCAACTAATTCAAGTATCCAACTGGTTGTTTGTGCCGACATTTTCGTTTAGTGCTTTTAGAATTTCAGATGCAGCGTCCAATATTGCTGCCTTTTGGTTTTCGTGGTTTACTTTTGTGACAAATTGCCATTCTGCATAAAGCTTGCAATACTTCTCAAAGTCTAATTCTTCAGGATTGATGCCGTATTCCTTTCGAAGTATGGCATCAACCTGACCAATTAAATCATTGTCCTGTATCTTTTCCCGCCTTATGCCTTTGCTAAAAAACTTTCGTAAGGTTTTAGAAAATTATCTACTTGTGTTGATAAACCCAAATAAACAAGGCCATCAGTTTTCAATTTTTCAATATCACCGGCTACCACGATATTCTTTATAAAGCATTCGATGTATTCTTCCGTTTTCCCTTTTTTAGCAAAATCCATCATCATTCGTATGGTTCCCTGATCAGGACGCCGGCATGCATAATTATAGAATTCGCCTGGTTCAATTAGTACACCATTGTTATCATAAGTTGGTGCCTCAATTACCACTGATAGAATTTTTATTTTACCGTATTTTAAAGCTAAATCAGCCAGTTCAGTAGGTAAAATTGTACTATTTTCTTTTACATACGTTGCAAGTGGAGCAATAACTACAGTAGCCATGGCCATTCCGATATGTTGAGTTGAAATGTTACTGGCATAATGAATGACTGAACTGCAAGACGTAACATCGCAAATCGTGAAAACAGTGGCCATAAGAATAGCCATACATAGCAATAAATTAAATCTTGAAAGTTTCATACTCGTTTGATTTTTTTGTTTTAAAATTCTTGTTTAAATACCGTTTAAATACTTTCCCAAAGTTTCTTTTACTTTGGGAAAGTTGTAAAAATAAGGTTATACATTCCACTCAATCATACCCCCGACAAACAGATCGCATTTGTATGCGATTGTCTTATCACCATTTTTAACTGCAACGCCACGTCCAGGAATCATACATGCAGGAATTATATCAGTTACTTTCCGTAGATCGTATTCGTATTCCACGATAATAGGGAAAGGCTTAATATCGCTCAAATGCGACCCTTTTGGCAATGCTGCCTGAATGGCATTCCATTCCTCTACATAAAGAGTAATCGAACACTTAGCAACATATTTTCCTTTGGAATAACCCACGAAAAACATACCCGCACCAGGTGCGCCTTCAATTTCGACAGAATCATCATAGGATAACTCTGTGATACCTTCAACATCTCGGCTAAGCATATTCAATGTTACGCTATTCCATCCGGCCATTTTACCGAATTTATTTATAAGAGTTACTTTATCCATGATTATACAATTTTGGATGTTAAACCTAAGTCCACGTCAAATTCGTGAACAATATCACCTACCTGAACCTGTGCCTTGATGGCCATGGGTGTATTTTCATTGACCGACTGTGCAGGGTCAATAAATACATCGGATGCATCAATATTACCGGCAGTTATCATTGGCTGCAATTTGTCCACAACAGCGCGTTGAGCGTCCGATATCCATGTAGATTTAATGTTACCGGTTGCTTTATCCTTTGGCACTTTCGACCTTACACGTGGAATCAAAGTAGTACGAATAATCCGTGCAGCTTTATTCCAGATGCAATTCAGGTTGAAGTATGAATAATCACTTGTAATAGCGACTGCCGTTTGACAACCACTCAGATAGAAACCGTTATAATCGGTAAATGAACCTACATAAATGTAGCCTTTGTCTGATAATGATTTTTGTTGAGCAGATGTCAGGTTAGCAAATGGAGTACCATCACATAATGAAGCTGATAACCAACGTCCATTGATCATATCAGTCAATGAATAACTTTCTTCACCTTTACGTGTTCCTGGCTTCATTTCAATGTCCACAGAACCTAAGTCCTCATGAATCTTCCGAACGGCCACCATCCCAAGAACAGAGCCAACAGATGCATGTTTTGCATAAATCGCGTTCAACGCCGTTTGTGCAGGGTCTTGTGATATAACCACACTGATATTAGCAGCAACCAAAGTACGCAGGTCGAACAGATCAACCCCGGCATTAAAATAATTAGCAAGTGATGCCTTTGCAACACCTTCGAGTATCACACCGTCGATCAACAGATGTTCGGTGGCAAATGAAATGACCATTCCCTGTAATAACAAAGCATCCACGTTGATCACGTCTAATGCAGCTGAAGCAATACCGGCAATACCAATTACATTTACATTCTTAATCCCTCGGATAGCTCCCAGTAGAGCTACATCCGATACTAAAGCGGCTACAGTAGTAGTCTTAAGCACCGGAAGCAAGTTGAACGTGAATCCTGGACAAAGCCTGAACATCTCCGATAGATGATAGTATGCCAGTTCACCATTCAATGCATCCGATGCCGCCGTAATACCCAAAGTTTCGGCACTTGTTATGTCGAGCAATGGATACACGGTTTTAGCTACTACTTTAGCCGTGGGTGTCATTCCACAAATCAGAACGATAACTCTATCCTGATTGTCAGAAGTACGACCCAAGCCGCCGTTTAGTTTATTTATATTAGCACCTGTAAATCCCATTATTTGGAAGCATTAAGGGTTTCAATTTTTTTTGCAGCTGCTGCAATAACCGTTGGACGGGTATCACCGGTAGCCAATTCACTAATCTGATCTGCCGTAGTAGCAGCTTCTATTTCAGCAATCACTTCCACGGCTTTTTTTTGAGCCAAAATAACTGTTTTTGCTTCAAGACCATCACGGGTAAATGGTGTTAACTCCAGTTCCTTTTTGTAACGGTTATTTTTTGCATGATTCTTTGCAGCTGAGTCACCTTCATCCGTAATAAATGCCTGACCATCGGAAGCCACAACTACTTTGTGAGCCTTTGGATACATTTTAAAGATATCCGATGCAACCGATTTTTGTTCATCCTTACTCAGGACGTTTAATGTTGTTTTTGCTTTTGTTTCCATTACTTATGTATTGAAAAAATGAATACTAATTTTAAAGACAAACCCCTAAAGCGAAATTTATGACGCAACAGTAAACTTGGTCTTATTTCCCTTTAGGGATTAGGGGTTATACAATTCCACTAACCAAAGCTCCAAACCCGATCTCCTGAACACGATCACAAAGTCCGTAAGTTTGAGTACGAAAAGTACTGGTTGGATTAGCTGATTTAGTATCGAGTGTTTCAGGACTGTAAAGTATTTTCACTGATTCAATATGATGCACTGCATTTGGTGCATAGAAAAACAATGATGCTTTACGGTCAGTTGAACCTAACGCAGAACCTTTTGGTTTTTTAGTTCCATCAGCAGCATAGGCCAATGTTGCATTATTTGTGAAAAACTTGAATCCCATTACTGATTTAATAGCACCGGTCGTTACATCAAAGAAGATGTTTTTATCAGCAAAGTATTGAGCTGAATCACGGTCAAGAATCAAATCGGTTGCATGTTCAGGACAAAGAATCATATAAAACTGATTTTCATCCGTCAAATTCAATTTTTTGATTGTTTCAAGAAATTGAACCAAGTCAGCAAACCTTAAACGTTTACGTCCGGTTCCATCATCAGCACCTGTAGTACGGATAACCGGCATATCTGGGTTAGTATTATCCGATGGAGCCATTTTATAAATGCAATGGTCACGCATACCAATTTTAAATGCTTCAGTATGTTTCACACGAACGGCATTACGTTTGTCGTAAGCCAGGTAACGTACTTCAGCATCATCAACCGATGTTGGGTCGGTATCATATTTTTCCCACTCTACAAAAGTCTTAGTACCGGTCATTGCTTTCGGTACAAAGTCAGATGTATTATTTACTGAAAAGCTAACATTATTGATCAGCTTATTGAAACGGATACCATCAGCTGTTAGAGCCGATGCCGGGGCTCCTGGAAGGACACCCATAAAGTCATCCTTAAAATTCTTAAACTCCTGTAAGAGTTGAGGTGCAACGAACTGATTCAGCCAATTGCCATCTACTGTTGTAGCCATAATTTTTTCTATTGATTTTATCACTTTATACTTTACGTCAGGCCGTACAATTACAACCTGTCAAGATCAGTATGATGTGTGGTTTATTTAATTCTGTTACGGGTTTTCCAGTCAGCAAACAAAGCTGCGTATGCTTCAGGTTTTTCATCTTCCAATTCTGCTAGCATAATTGGGTTTTCATCCTGCATTTGTTCAAATGTCTTACCTTGGTAAGTAGCACCTTTTCCATCAACCGACGCTTTAATTTCAGTCGACAATGCAACTACCGGTTGAATACTATCAAGGACGGCTTTTGTCCCTGCAAAGTTGGCAGTCAGCATTTGCTCCCAGTTGCCACGTGTGTCAGCTTTGATACGGTGTTCCTTTTCGGCCTTGTCAAGTTCTGTCTTGATATTGGCCGCGTTCAATTCTTTTTCCTTTAGGTCTGTTGAAGCCTTCAGTGCATCATAGTCCTTTGCCTTTTGTGCATTTTGAGCAAGTTTGGCATTAACTTCATCCTCAGTTGCCGTATCCGGTAAACCGAGTGCTTTTGCAGTTACTTGTAAATTCATTTCGTTTTTTGTATTTGGTTTTGAATTAATAATATCCTGTGGGTCAATTTTAATAGGTGACCCAATGGCCACGATATCCAAAGCAATAGCTTGAGTAATTTTGATAGGTTCTTTTACCGTGGTTACAAAACCATAAGTTTTCGCTTCATCTGCTGTCATCCAGATATCACCGGAATCCCATTTAGTTTTAAAGTCAGCTTCCGGAGTTTTTAATTTTGCTTTATAGGCATCATAATAAGCAACGGTCATATTTTTGAGTAACTTCAAATAATTTTCCATTTCAGTTTCGTTGCCACCCACATAACCGGAAGGCTTATGAATCATAAACTGTCCATTTTTAGCCATTACAAAAGATGTTGCATTTACTGCAACATAAGTTCCGGCACTTGCAACGATGGCACCACCTTCACCGGTATATGTTCCAAAAATTTCAATTAGTATATTTACAATTTCATTGGCTTGAAAACAATCACCACCATTTGTCATCAAATAAACCAAACAGGCAGTTACCCCGGCATCTTTCAACGCCTGGCATCGTTCCCGAAAATCAATGGCATTATTGTCACCCCATTCTGAAATGTTACCAATAATGTCTACACGTCCTTGTGTACCTTCAGAAGTAATATTGATTTGCAATTTTTTTGACATAAGCGTAATTATGACTTGTTTTTATTGTGAATTCGAAGCAAATGTAAAGGGTTATTTCGGTGTATAAAAACTTGTATTTCATACAGATAAAAATTTTATAGTAAATAAAATAAATTCTATTATTCCACTTAAAATTTTTATAGTACATCAAATCATGTTTTGTAAAACCCCGTAAATAGGTACAACTTTGCATAAAAAACAACGCTATCACATGAAGAAAAAGAAGTCCCTAAAGCCAAAAACTGAGCGTAAACAACAATTACCAAAACAGGAGTATGACAAGTTGAAGTTTTCTGCCTATGAATTGGTAGTTGTACAAGGTTATACCCAAAAAAGAGCTGCTGAAACACTTGGATTAACTGAACAAACACTATCAGCCTGGGCAACTGAAGATGATTGGAAAGGTCAGCGTGAAGGACGCCAACAATCCTATCGTACCGATGTGGATAACGTGAAACAAATCATACGACTTACTTCACAACGCAGATTAGATTTAGAACACGAAATACACGATGCTCAAAAAATACAGGATGCTAATTTAGAATGAACTTCGAAAAGAATCTTTACAAATTGGAGATGAACTTTCAAAGCTCACCAAGACATTGGCAGGTCTAGAAAAAGATAACAAATATACCCTGGGTGAATTCATCAATGTCATGGATGATATTTTTACATCTATGCGCTTATTTGATGAAGATTTATTTGTCAAAACCATCCCGTTTCAAACTTACTACGTTCGTAAACGCACTCAAGAACTTGGATAATGGAAAAACCTATTCATGTTAAGCCGGCAATGTATTCTTATTTCTATCAGGAACTGAAAGAAATTGCTTTGAAATATGGGTATAATTTAGTTCTACATGGAAGCATGAACCGGGATTTAGATTTAATTGCGATACCGTGGCAACAAATTTTAAGACCTCACGAAGAAATGATTCAGGAATTTACTGAGTTTTTAGGAGGTGAAATTGAACATGAGTCATGTGGACCGGCTTTTCATGGCCGACTTTGGTATGTAATCAATATTCGTAGACGTGATGAACACGAAAATTATAAAGAAGATCATCAGTATTATTTAGATATTTCAGTAACACCGGTTGCATAACTATGGCTACTCAAAAAGTAAACGATAAGAAACTCGCTGATGCATACCTCGCAAAAATCGAAATAACCAAACGAGCTAACGAGGTAAACCCCTTTGAAACCAAAGCAGAACAAAACACACGAATAGAGCGAACAAAACGTGATGTGGTATATATGGTTAAGAACTACTTACCTCATTATGCCACTGCTGACTGCGCTCAATTTCATTGGTTAGCTGCGAATCAAATTGCCAATGATGAACTGATTAAAATCTTTTTAGAGTGGTTTCGAGGAGGGGCAAAATCCGTTTGGGCTGATGTGATCATTCCTTTATGGTTATGGATGCGTGGTGAAGAAATCTTTATGTGTCTATTATCCGACAGTAGTGAACGTGCATCTGAACTATTAGCAGACATTCAGGCAGAATTTGAGGGAAACGCACTTTTGATTAACGATTTTGGAGCTCAAAAGTGTGATGGTGATTGGGCTATTGGTAATTTCAAAACCATTGATCAACGCTTTATTGGTATGGCTTTCGGGATGAAGCAAAAGATTCGTGGTATTCGTGTCAAACAACGCAGGCCAACTTTATGGGTTATTGATGATCTTGAAACTCCTGATACCATCAGCAATCCAAAACGCATGCGAAAACAGGCTGATAAAATTGAGCGTGAAGTTCTCCCAACAATGACAGGTAAAGTAAGACGTGTCCTTTACGCTTGTAATAAGTTTGCCAGGATAATGACTCAAACCATATTACAGGAACGCCATCCCGAATGGAAAGTTAACCAAATCAAAGCCTATAATAAAGTCACTCATGAGCCGGCATGGCCATCTATGTATACTGCTGAATACTATATTCAACAGGAAATTGATATGGGATTAGTTGCTGCCTATGCTGAATACTTGCATGAAACGAAATTAGAAGGTAAAAACTTTAGTGAAGATCAATGCCAATGGACAAAGTTACCTGAATTGGAAGATATGCAAATGATTCTGGTACATTGGGATATTGCATATACTGACAATGAATCAAGTGACTATAATGCCGTTAAAGTATGGGGTACAATGAATCGTAAATTCTTTATGATAGATTGTTTTGTAAAACAAGCCAAAATGAAGCTTGCATGTAACTGGATGTGTGAGTTTAAAAAAAGTTTGCCACAAGGAGTAAATGTAATATTTCAATTTGAATCACAATTTTGGAATGAAGAAGTTGAACGAAACATTATTGAATCTGAAAATGATTATAACATTTCACTCAATATTATGAAGGTGACTTCAAACGGTAATAAATTGCACCGTATATTGACAATGCAACCCTATTATCAAAACTCTCGAATATATTATAATGAGGGTTTGAAAAGTCACTCAGATACACAGGTAGGAATCATGCAACTTTGCGCCGTTGAAGAAGGTAGTACCGAACATGATGATAGTCCGGATGCTGATCAGTGTGCAATTTT